GGGAGGGTCTGCGCCGCGTCGCCGATGACGATAATCTGGCCGGCTGCCGCTTGGGTCAGGGCCGGCAGGGTTTGCGCCGCGTTGCCCGTGACCGTGCCGGCCCCGGCCGTTGGCACCGCAACACTCAGGCCGCTCGGGTACCACAACCCGCCCGGATGCTCGGCCCAGGTCGGCGTGTTGTACGCCGTCATGTGGAACCCGCCCACGATGTCGTTGTCGTTCGCCCCGTGCAGGCCGCCCAGCGGCCAGTAGCCCACCAGGCTCTGCGGGCGGATCAACAGCGGGCAGATGCCCAACGCCAACTGGGCTGCCTCGTCATCGATAAGGGCGACGTTCCACGCAGCCAGCCACGCCAGGGCTCCGTCAAAGGGTGCCCACTCCGGCTTGCTGCCAGCAGGGGCACCGATTGTGAAACAGTCGTGGTTGAACGGAGCAACGCAAACATTTGCGTCACTTCCCTTGCCGCTGCCGTTTAGGTAGGCCGAGCGGGAGGTCGTTGACACGAACACGGCGCAACCGTGGTACCAAGAGCCTGCGGGGCATTGCGTGGTCGAGTGGGCGGCCCGCGCGGTTCCGGCACCATAATCATTGATCGTAGCCGCGACCCGAGGTGTGCCAAGGTTCATGTCGAGACGCAACGTGCAATGGCTATCGTCATCATCCTTGTCACCGACCGATAGAATGGTTGAGTTGACCGCAGCCGTAGTAGGGTAGAACCAACCCGCAAAAGAAAACGGAAACCCCGAGATTGTCCCCGCGGACGTACGCAGGTACTCGATCGATGCGGCTGTGAAGTAGCGGGCCATCAGGTTTCCCTCAACTCAACACGCAGCAACTCCGCATCACCGACTGCATCGTCGCTGACAGCGTCTCGGGTGACCTTCAACCGAAAGGCCTCGCCGGCCGCCACCGAGTCCATCTCGGCACCGTTGGCGAAGGCCACGCTGACCACGTCGACAAACCCGCAGGTGCCCGGGACCGTGGTATCGATTACGGAGTTGGTGTCGCCGAATCCGTCGCCGTCGATGTCGAGTTGCTGGTCGCCGATCCGTTCAAACTCCAGGTACCAGTCGACGGTGCCCGCCACCGCGGAGGTCATGGCGTAGTGCAAGAGCACCGTCACGCCGCCGCCGTCGTAGTGCTGGGGCATGACGGCGGAGAAGACGGCCGATTCGTCGGTCGTGTCGTCGAAGTCCAGGACCGGGTGCTGGTTGCGGGCGTCGAACGTCGCCATGTTCGCGGAGGGCGGCTCGTTCGCCAGCGGCTCGAAGATCAGGAGCGTGTCGCCGGATGCCATCGGTTATTCTCCTTCCAATTCCACGGCCTGGACGGCGGCCAGATCGGTAGCGGCCTCGACGGCGTCCCTGGCCTTGGTGTATACCGGGAGCCGATCGAGGAGGTACTGGATCGCCTCTCCCCGGATCACCTCCAGCCGAGCGGCCTTCGCCGCGGCCAGCTCGCGGGCCTCCCGATCGGCCGGCAAGATCCCCAGGACCGCGTCGCCGTCGACAACCCAGTCGCTTTCCTCCAGGCCGGCCACCGCCGAGAGGTCCGGATTGACGAGGTAGTCCCGGGCGAGGGCCGACTGGGCCGCGGCCCGAGTAGCCGGGTCGTTTAGCCCGGCGTCACGCCCGCCCGGATGGGCGGCAAAAACTTCACCAACCCCCGGCAGCTCGGACCAGTCGGCCGACCTGTGGCAGCGGGCCTTTTGGCGGTGGACGTAAGAACCCACGGTCGAAAACCTCCGGTTAGAAGATCAGCCGCTTTCGGCTTTTTCATGCTGCGCTTTCCGGCATCGTCACCGTCCAGGAGTTGATCTTGACGGTCTGGCCGGCGGTGATCGAGAGGCTGTCCAGAATCATGTCGGCGGCGGCCAGTCCGCAGGAGCCGTCGATCACCGCGGTGCCGTCGGAGTCGACGGCCCGGAACCAGGCGGCCGTGCCGGACGCATCGGCATCACTGTCGTCGGTGATCGCTTCGGCCGTGGCGATCGCCCCCGGGTCGGCGTCGGCGGCGGCACCGAAGGCCGGGTCGTTCAAGGTCAGCTCGGCCAGCTTGGTCTGGGTCGTGACGGCCACGTCGGGGTTGGCCGGTTGCTCCCCGTCATAGATCTGCACCTTGCCGGCTCCGGCGCCGGCGTCCAAGAGGGCGAGCAGGGCATCCAAGGCGGTCTTGGCGGCGACGTTGGAGATTGTCGGCTTCACGGCCATTGCGTTTTCCTTTCGTCATTGGTCATTTGAATTTCGTCATTCGCCTACATGGGGATGTCGATCCCATCCTCGCCTGCGTCGAGCGCCTCGCGGACCATGATGGCCGTGGCGCTCATGTCCTTGCGGATCTGGTCGGTGTTGTTGGCGGTCCGTTTGCCCGGCTCGTCGCGCTTCGAGCTGGCGGCGAGGATCGCATGAAACGCCTCGGCCGAGCCCTTTTTCAAGGCGGCCCCGGCGCCCATCGGGCCGGTACTCTCCGCGCCCGCCGGTTCTTCCTCCCCCGAGCCTATCGCTTTGGCGGCTTCTTCGGCCCTCTTCTTGGCCTCCGCGACGCCTCGGTCGATCCGTGTTTCCGATTTGGTGATCCCCTTTAAGAGATCCTCCCGCTGCGTTTCGTAGAGTTTCTTGAGTCCGCCCTGCTCGGCGAATTCGCCGGCCAGCCCTTCCCACGCGGCGACGTAGGCGCCTGCGAACTCCTTCAAGGGGTTTGCGCCTTCGACGTTGGTCTGTTTGGCGAACTCGTCCAGGAACGCCCGGCCGAAACGAGCGCCGGCGTTGCGAACGTCGCCCTCCCCGATCGCAGAGAACGCGGCCGAGATCCCCACGCCGAGGGCTTTCATGGTCTGGCCGATCTCCATGCACGAGGCGATGATGCTTTTGACGAGTGCCAGGACAGCCGCCTTCAGCCCGGCGAAGATGCCGATGACGGTCTGGGCCAGTCGCTGAAACGGTTCTTCCATCTGCGGGAACCACTCCAACAGTTTCAGCACGATGTCGATCAGGGCGATCTGCGCGATCTTGGAGAAATTGCGAAAGGTAAACGCCGCTGCCGCGAGGAGCTCCGGGATTTTACTGAGTGTATCGTTGAGCTTTTCACCGAAGGTTTCGCCCTTGCCGGTCAGTTCCACCAGGAGCGCCCCGAGCACGGCGGCCAGCACGAGGGTCACACCGAGCGGCCCGTTGGCGAGCACGAACGCGGCGGACATCACCGCTCCCAGCTTGGCGACGATCGGGATGATCGCCAGGATGGCCAGGCCGATGGCCGAAACCTTGCCGAAGGAGCGCAAGAAATCGCCCATGGGCGAATCGCGGACAGTCCGGTAGAGGTCGCCAACGGCGGTCATCACCCACTTCAGGCCGGATGCAAATCCGCTAAGTATGCCTTCCAGACCCGGCCCGAGTCCTCCCATGATGTTCGCGCCCAATTCGGCGAACGTGCTCGCGAGCCGGGCCCAGCCCCTCTGGAACGGCGTGAGCTGCTTGTCCGCGACCTTCTTAGTGGTCCCGCCCGCCTTCCAGACATTCTTCTCGTATTCGCGGATCTTCTCCGAGCATCCGATGATGGGCAGAATTGCTCCCTGAACTTTGGCCGTGAAGCCCATTTGTGCCAGCGCTGCCGCGCGCTGCTCAGTCGACATGGAAGCAAAGCATTTTTCCAGGTCCTCAACGATGTCGGCGTAATTCTGCATCGCGCCGTTGGTATCGTAGATTCGGACCTTGTACTTCTCCAGGGCGGCCCTGTTTTTAAGGTATGCTTTTTGCAAAAGCAGAGTCACGCGGGTCGCCGTTTCGCCGGCCAGATTCCCCTTGACACCTTGGTCTGCATAGGCGGCAAGCAGTGCGGCACCTTCTTCGAGAGGCTTCTTGACGCTCTTCAGCGCCGCTCCAAATTTGGCTGTAAGGGCCTCCGAAAACTGTTGAGCGGAGGCGTTAGCCAAGGTGTTCGCCTTGATCAGGACGTCCGTAACTCGGGTGAGATTTCGGAGGTTTTGCTGGGTATCCTTTACGACAAGCCCCAAGGCCGACTGTGCGTCCGTGGCGAGATCGGTTGCCTCCGCCATCCCGAAATTGCCGGCCTGGGCAAAATTTGCCACCGCCGGCAAGGCGGCGATCGACTGGGCGGCGTTCAGGCCGGCGGAGGCGAGGAAGAAGTAGCTCTCGGCGGCATCGGTGGCGGAGTGCACCGTGGTGCGGGCGACCTCGAAGGCGGTGGCCTGCATCTTGTCCTTCATCGCCTTCGACACGTCACCCATGATCGCCAGGGAGTTGCGCATCTTGCGCTGGAACATCTCGCCCGACTTGATCAGGTTGGCGAACAGGTAGGCCCCGCCCAAGGGGGCGATGGCCATCATCAGCGACATGGCGGTCGCCTTGACCTTCATCATCAAGGCCCGCGTGGCGTTGAGCCGGGAGTCGGCCTGCCCGGTCTGGGCCCCGAGCCGGATCACCAGGTCGCCGACTGCGGTTGCCATGAGTCACCTCGACGAATGACGAATGACGAAAATCAAATGACGAATGACGAATGTCGAAGGACGGCCCGCAAGGCTTGGTCATTCTTCATTTGATTTTCGTCATTTGAATTTCCTTCATTTGTGTTTCACTTCCGCGGCGGGCCCAAGTAGCCCGTCAGGAGTTGCGCGCCTTGCTCCGGGGTCACGTCCTGCCCGGGTGCCGCGGCGGCCTCGGCCTTGGCCACGGGGTCGAGGTCGTCCGGCCGTATGTCCATACCCCACGCCCTCGCCAGGGCCGTGAAGCCCAGCTTCACAATCTCGATCAGCCGGCCGAGCGGTTCGGGCTCGAGCTGGTCGAAGGCGACCAACTCGTCGAACTGCTCGGGCGTCAGCCCGTCGAGCTGCGCGTCGACGTCGGTCAGTCCGCCCCGACCGGCGAGTCGCAAGGCGAGTCGTCGACGGTGATTCTCTCGGAGTTTTTTACCAGGTCCTCGATCTCGCCCTCCTTGATTCCGACGTGGGCCGCCGCCTCGTCGTACAAGAAGGAGCTGTCGGCCGAGTCCCACTCGGCCAGCTTGCCGACCTGGGAGTCACTCAAGAGCCGGTTGCCGGCGGCGTCGACCAGGACCAGGGCGATCAGCCGCCGGTTGGCGTCCTCCAGCCGGGAACGCTTCAGGCCCACGCCCCGGTTGGCCACCGTCGCCGTCTGGTAGTGGGAAAGTTCCCGCTCCGAGAGCGAGCGGATGCGGACCTTGAGCCCGCTGGTCGGCAGCGAGAGTGTTTTGTAGCGTCGCTTCAGCTCGCCGGGGCTGAAGAGTTGGGCCGCGTTGGCCAGCCCGTCGCAATCGTCAGGCATCCTGATCTCCTTAAATGACGAAAATCAAATGACGAATGACGAATGACAAATGATCCGCGGCCGGCAGGCCTTCGTCATTCGTCATTTGAATTTGCTCATTCGCCGGGCTATTTCTCACGAAATGGGCCTACTCCGGGTCGTCGTCGTCCTCGTCGAACTCGTCGTCCTCCTCGTCCAGCTCGAGATCCTCGGTGGCGTTGGGCCCGGGGATCCAGGTGCCGTCGGGGTTGTAGCCGAGCATCTCGCCCCGGTCGTAGGCGGCGTAATCGTCGGGGTGGATGCCGGCCTCGACCTTGGGGTAGGCGGCCTGCGCGGCCTCCATCTTCTGGGGCGACATGCCGGCCTTCCGGCGGCACTCGTCGTCGGCCGGCGTGGCCACGCCCATCTGGACCAGCCGCCAGGCGCGGCGGTCTTCGACGGTTGTCCCGGCCGGCTTGACACCGTCGGGGAAGGCCTCCGTCGGCCGGCAGGTCATATCGCGGATCAGGGTGGCTTTCATCGCGGTGCTCCGATTCGGGGAAAGTCTCAAATCCCAAATCCCAATGTCCAATGTCCAAAGGTGTTGGCTTGGGCATTGGGCATTGGTGCTTGATTCTTTCTTGGATCTTGACTGCTGGCGGGGGCCCAGTTCCAGACGCTAGGGCTCGGGGAACGTGGGCAGGTCGGCCAGCTTCAGGGAGAAGGAGCCCTTGAGGCCGTCGTTCAGGGCGACGGTCCCCCCGAACGAGAGACCGGCCGAGCTGAAAGTCCACTCCGACACGCCGGTGTCGGAGAAGATGATCTTCCAGTTTTCGGCGGCGGGCGTGGTCAGGAGTTCCAAAAGCGCCTGGTGGCCGGCCAGCGCCGGGTCGTAGAACAGCTCGCCGCTGAGGCTGCCCGGCTCGGTCCGGCCGGTCGGCTGGTAGGGGATGCCGGCGGTGGCGACGTCGAGCGTATCGGCGTCGAAGGTCTCGGACTCCATCTCGGGGAGGTCCAGGGAAATGATCTGCGCCACCGCCGTGTAGACGGTGCCGATCTCCTGTTGGAGGACGGTCCCCTTGCAGGCAATCTTGGTCATGCTTCACCTCGTTTCAGTGGGTGCCAATCTTCAGTGGGTGGTTGTTACGCTGTCTTGCGGGCTTCCTGGGCGATCACTTGCGAGATCTTCGCCCGGGCGGCGTCCATGGCGGGCTGGGCCGAGCTGGCCAGGGCGGCCTGGGCCAGGCCGGAGAACATGTCCTCGATCCGGCCCGTTTTCTGCCCGTCTTTGGTTTGCCGCTGATCGGTCCCGAGGACAAACCAGTGGATGTTTTCCTTGGCAATCCCGACGCCCTTCTTGCCGGCCGCCTTGCGGGCCCGCTTGCCGACGCCGAAACCGACCTTGGCCTCGCGGACGTTGGCGGCCCGGTTCTTCTTGAATCGCTTGCCGACCGACTTTCTCGTCGCCCGCTTCAGCTCCGGGCTGGCGGAGGTGGCGTTGATCGCCGAGCGGAGGGCCCTGCCGAGCACCGTCATCGCGGCGTTGGTCCCCGCCGCGATCGCCCGCTTGGTGCCCTTCTTGGTCAGGTTGGCCAGCCGGCGGTCGATCAGGCGGTCGCCGGTGACGGTGGCGGTAAGCATTCTCAGATCGCCTCGTTGAACATGATCGTGAAGTCGAGGTTGACGTCGTAGTGGCCGTCGTCGCGGCCGTCGCCGGCCGGCGTGTAGCTGGGGGTCTCGTCGTCCAGCACCGCATGGATCGTCTGGTCGCCGGCCG